TAATGATAAAAACTTTATTTATGGACATACAAAAACTTTTGATTTAAATGCAATAAATAGTGTTGGTGGTGAAGTAGGAGAAAAGAGCAAGTATATCTACGAAGCTGTAATGAAGGCTTTTTATGATATATGCAAGGACTATGCAGAATCTTTAGGTGATTTTGATGAGCCAAGACTATTTCCTACTTTTAATATCAAAAAGTATAATGCTGGAATGGGTATGGGAGCACACTTTGATCAGTTAGACGGTGATAAAACACTAAGATATTCTCTTGTTATGTATTTAAATGATGACTGTGAGGGTGGAGAAATATCATTCCAATTAAAAGATTATGATGGTGGATGGAATAGCTCAGACGGATGGGTACATGGAGCACCAGCAGTTGATTTAGATTATGATGTTGCTGTTGCAAGTAAATCCATAGATTTTGGAGTAAAGCCAAAGGCAAATAGCGTAGTTATATTCCCAGCTGATGCCCCATATTTTCATACAGCCCATATAGTAAAGAGTGGATTTAAATATATGGTTCCAGGACACTGGATTCATAATAATATGGAAATGCACAGACAAGCCTCAATGTAGCATAATGAAGACAGCTATTGTTACGGGGGCAAGCAAGGGCGTTGGCCTTGCCACAGTAAAGATTTTATCTAAAAACGGGTACAGAGTAATTGCTGTATCAAGAAATCTATCAAGCGTTATTGATCTTAATGATCCAAACATTGAACCATATAGTCTTGATGTAACAGACTTTAAAGCTATCAAAGTGTTTGCTGAAAAATATAAAGATATAACTTTAGATCTTTTAGTAAATAATGCTGGTGGAGGATCTGGGCCAACATACATAGCTGATGAAGATCCAGAAAATTTCAATATAGCTTACAGCATTAACGTATCAGGACCAATGTATATTTCTAAGCTATTTATCCCATGCATGAGTAAGTCTAACTCACCAACAATTATTTTTATTAACTCACTATCAGGTAAGGTTCCTTTTCGTGGAGGCGGCAACTATACAAATGCCAAAAGAGGTCAAAGAGGGCTTATAGATACAATGAGGATGGAGTTTCCAGCATATAATATTAAGATTACAGAGATATGTCCTGGAACTATAGACACTCAAATAGATAAAAAAGATAATGCTTTAACAGCAGAAGATATGGCTGAATCTATCCTTTGGGTAGCATCTCAGCCACCTCATGTTAATATAAACGAAATAGAAATCAGCCATATCAACAATTGCAAGTTTTAATGATTTATGTCATTAAACTTTTTTAGCCACTTATTAGTTGCACCTTTTTTATAAGAACTCCAAGAGCTCCAATCGGTACCACCTTTTGTCATATAAAATACAATTTCTGCATTTTTAACAGGGCTAAATAGCTCAGCATTCAAATCAAGCTCAAACTTGTCTCGTCTGTTTGGGCCTAAAGTGCCAAGCATATTAATCTGAAATATTCCATATGAGGAATCTCCAGTTTTGGTATTTCCATTAAAGGCAAATGGGCGACCATTGGACTCAGCCTTTGCGACTGCCCAGGCCATTTTTAGGCCTTGTCCTTTGAACCCTACTGCCTTTAGTAATTCAACCAACTGGCTGTCAGTCAAACTTGTAGCATTTTCATATTTCTCAAGTACCTTATCTTTGCTAGGGTTAATAAGCAAAAGAGCCGCCTTGTGAGCGGCAGCAGAAGCTGTTTCATTAATCTTACTAGATAAGTTATTCTTAGCAAATGCGTTTGATTGTGGACCTAAAATCATGGTCACACAAAATGCAGTTGCAAGAACCCCCGATAGTATTTTTCTGTCTGTCAAGTTTTTCCTCCTATAAACAGAATGACACCTTAACGGTGTCATACACCTAGTATAGCATAAATATTATTTATAAGTCAACTTCATTTGATGATATAATATAAAAGCTTAAATTATTTTGAAAGAGGAAGTAATGGCAACATACAGAGGATCTGGATCAGATAAATATGACATTGGAGAAAAGCCTCCATATGTAAACTGGACAGTTGTTCGTGGAGATACTGCATCATTTCGTGTTTATGTAACAGATGACAATCAAGATCCGCTGACAATTGCAGACTGGACTATACAGATGCAAGTAAAAAGACCAACAGCACCAGTGAGTCCAGGAGTAATTACTGATAATGCAACGCTAGTATTAAATCTAAGTCCAGTTGCAGACGTAGATGATGGTCCAGGAGAATTTACGGTGTCGCTAACAGCAGAGCAATCAAATCTTCTTCAAACAAACGATATTTTTGATATTGAGTTGTCTCTTCCTCAAAATGATATTGTTTGGACGGTAGCTCAAGGCAAAATGATTATTCTTGAGGATGTAACTCTATAATGGTTGCAAAAGCAGTAATAATTGAAGACAATCAGTTAAATACTGTTTTTGTAGAAAGTAAAATAAAGGGCAAGTCTTCAATAAGATATTCAGATAATAGGCAAGTAAGAATTAATAGTGTATTACCTTTTAGGGTAAGATTTACCAGTATCAGGATTCCAGGATATGGATCAACAAATGTTCCAGCTATTCCGCTTCAGGTTATTGGATACAGCAACTACATATTATAAACGGGGGTAAAAATGAAAAGAGTTATGATATCTACACCAATGTACGGCGGTGTTTGTCATGGAGCATATTTTAAAAGCATGATCGCTCTTGTAAATATCTTAACTAAGAATGGACACGAAATTCATTATTCTGAGTTATCAAATGAATCTTTGATTACCCGTGCAAGAAATACTCTTACAGAAATGTTTTTAAGAACTGGGTACGACTATCTTTTATTTATAGATGCTGATCAGGGATTTGATGCAGCCATGGTAGCTAAAATGATAGAAGAAGATGAAATGTTGATAGGCGCTGCCGTTCCAATGAAGGGTATCAATTGGGAAAGAGTTAGAGAAGCTGCAAAAGAAGACAAAAAAGACCTATCAAATTTTACAGCAATATATAATGTTAATATTTCAAATGAACAAAAACAAGAGCTGAGAAATAACCCAGGGCAAAAGGTAGAGGTTGACTATATTGGAACTGGACTTATGTTAATACATAGAGACGTATTCCAGCAGCTCAAAGAGTCTACCCCATCTTACAGATCTGACCAACACTCTACTGGTGGAATATCTTACGGCGATACAATATATAATTTCTGGAGAACAGAAATAGATCCAGACTCAAATAGACTATTGTCCGAAGACTATAATTTTTGTAAAATGTGGAAGTCCGTGGGTGGAAAAATATTTTTGGCTCCTTATGTAAAGGTAACTCATGCAGGAACATACTGGTTTAAATAAACTTAGTGGGTTTGCCCCAGTTTATGTGATAAATATGGAGAGGTCCATAGACCGCAAAGAGTACATAGAAGATCATTTTAAAAAATACGGGGTATCTAAATATACCTTCGTAAAAGCAGTAGATGGTTCAATAGAAGACATACCTAATTTTGTAGTTAATAGTCAAGCACTACAAATCACAAATGGCGAGGCTGCTTGTAGTATTTCACATTTAAAGGCAATAGAGCTATGGCTAGATAGCTCTGACTCTGAGTATGGGATTATCGTAGAAGATGATGTTAGCTTTGAGACAGTTGATTTTTGGAACTTTGAATGGACAGACTTTTTAAACTCTGTTACAAAAAAATATGATATTTTACAATTAGCTATAATAAACAACTTTAAAGTGAATCCAAGATTACATTTAAGAGAAATCCTTGACTGGAGTGCCTCTGTATATTTAATCAAAAGAGACTATGCAAAAAAACTTATTGCAAGGCATAAAGTTGGAGATAAATACATTTTAAATGTACCAAGACATTTATCTGTATCAGAGGGTATGCTTTTTGGTAATGCCCTTTGCTACTCAATACCGCTTTTTACATACTCCCTAAACCTTGGGTCATCTTTAAATGAGTCCCATATAGATACTGTCCATAAAAGATCTAAAGAAGAAACCATGAGGTATTGGCAAGAAAAATCAATGTTTAAATTAGATTTAATTTAAATAAATATGATATAATTTTGTCATGGCCAGACTACCACTTTCAACTGTAAAAAGCAAGTTTCAAACGGGTGATAGACCTACAGAGCAAGACTACGTAGATCTGATTGATAGCTTATCCGCACAGTCTACAGATCTTGGAACATTTGGCAATAATGAAAATAACATAACTGGAATAGAAAGCGCAACCGTCATTGATAATTTTGATGCGACGGTATGGAGAATGGTTAAGTACATTATCTCAATAGCAAAGACTACTGCTGGAGATAATAAATTTTATGCAACAGAATTGACTATACTCATAGACGGACAAAATGTAAATGTCTCTGAGTATGGAACAATAGACAATGATGGGAATATTGGCACCGTTACTGTCTCTCGTGTGGCGAATACAGTTAATATAACTGTGACGCCAGTAGTGGGGATTACGCCTGTGACAGTTCGTTACGCACGAATTGGTCTTAAGGCTTAAACTACAAGGAGATAATAAATGGCTACAGTCAACAAAGACTTTAAAATTAAAAATGGTCTTATCGTTGAAGGTGCAAACGGTACCATCAATGGATATGACATTCTTACAAAAGATCAGGCTGATCAAAATTATATTATTGGCTTGATTGGCGGATCTGCAACATCAAACGCAACAGCTAACGCAGTTGTTCTTCGTGATGGTTTTGCAAACTTCGCTGCTAATACAATTACAGCAGATCTTGTCGGTGACGTACTTGGTGACGTAACTGGTACAGTATCTGACATTTCAAATCATGATACAGATGATCTTAGCGAAGGTACATCAAATCTGTACTTTTCAAATGCTCGTGCAAAAGACGCAGCAGCAGATTTGCTAACAAGCGCAACTCTTACTAATATAACAATTACAGGAACTGGTGCTGGACTAACAATTTCCGCTGAAAACGGCGTTGCAGATTCAGATACAGACGATCTTGATGAGGGTACAACAAATCTATACTTCACCAATACAAGAGCTCGTGCAGCAGTAAGCGGTGGAGATGGAATTAACTACAATGCATCAACTGGAGAGTTTACAGCTCACCTTGGCTATGGACTTGAGATTGCAAATAATGCAATTCGTATTGATGATGATGTAATTGCTACAGATACAGATGTTACAAATGCTATTAATGCACACGATGTAGCTTCTGGAGTTCACGGAGTTACAGGAAATGTTGTTGGCACATCCGATGCTCAGACAATTTCAAATAAGACTCTTGGATCCAATCTTGCTGCTGGTGGATATCAAATAACAGGACTTGGAACACCAAATAACTCAACAGATGCTGCTACAAAAGGCTATGTTGATGGAATTGCTGAAGGTCTACATATTCACGAAGCAGCTGTTGCAGCAACAACAGCAAATATAAGCATTTCTAATGATCTTCAAGTTGGAGATATTATTGATGGTGTTACCCTTGCTTCAGGAAATCGTGTTCTTGTTAAGAACCAGAACACAGCTTCTGAAAACGGTATTTATGTTGTTCAACCAACTGGAGCTGCTATTCGTGCTGCTGACTTTGACCAACCATCAGAAGTTGATGGCGGTGACTTTATCTTCGTAACTGGAGGTACAGTTAACGACAACACTGGCTGGGTACAGACATCTACTGGAGTAGTAACAATTGGCACAGATCCAATTTATTTCACACAGTTCTCTGGTGCTGGTACATATTTGGCAGGGTATGGTCTATATCTTGATGGAAATACCTTTGCAGCTAATGCTAACGTATTAGCAAGCTTGACAGATCTATCAACATCAGTAACAAATCACTCAAATCTAGCAACTGGAGTACATGGAGTTTCTGGAAATGTTGTTGGAACTTCAGATACACAGACACTTAGCAACAAGACTCTTGGTGCTAGTGTTTCTTTGGGTGCTGATATTGACGCAGTTAACACATACACAATTGTTAACCTTCAAGAGCCATCAAACAACCAAGATGCTGCTACCAAGTACTATGTTGATACTGCTATCTCTGGTGTTGGAAATACAATTTCTGGCCTAGATACAGACGATATTGCTGAAGGAAGCAACCTTTACTTCACAAATGCTCGTGCAGAAGCTGCAGTCGCTAATCTTGATACAGATGATTTAGCGGAAGGTTCAACTAACCTTTACTTTACAAATGCTCGTGCAGAAGCTGCAATGGTTACACCACTCACAACTGGTACACAAACAAACATTACAGTTTCATACGATGCAATGTCTGGAACATATGACTTTGTTGCTGAAAATGGTGTAGCAGATTCTGATACTGATGACCTTGGTGAAGGTACATCAAATCTTTACTTTACAAATGCTCGTGCAGTTGCAGCTCTTGAGGCTGTAACACCTAACTTTACAGAGATTGATATTAATAGTGTTGCAACACAGGTTGCTGCAACTTTATCAGTTATTACTGCAAGTCAGGTTTCAGCATACGCATGGCCAAAGGCATCCTACAGATCTGCTGAATTTTTGGTCAAGGTTTCATACGGATCTCATTCAGAAGTATCTAAAGTTC